CGTCGTCGTCAACATCCCGCCGCTCTCGGTCGGGAACAACTGCGCCGCTGGCGACTGCCAATTGCCCGCCTCATCAGACTCGACGGTCAGTTCCAGCGAGGCCCCGAACGTATCAAGCGAAAAATCGAACTCATCGAGCAGCAATCGCCCACGCCATGCCTTGACGCCCATCTCTATGCCTCCTCGAACTCAATCTGCACCAGGATCGCGCAGCCGAAGAGATCGGCATCTCGATCATAGGTATCTGCGCCGTCGGTCACACTGGCCACGACAATGTCGCCGCCGCTATAGCCGTCCAGCGCCGCCCGCATCGTATCGGCCAGCGTGCGCGCGTCGGGCCATTCTGACGCCCATGCCGTCAACAACACGTAGACCGTTGCTGCGGCGGCGGCCGCGCCATCGAACGACCATTCCCTCGACCCGCTCTGCCGGGCAAAGGTCACCGCCGGCAGCCCGGCCTCCAACCGCACCGCCACCGGCGTAATCCGGTCGTCGACCAGGTCCGTCACGCTCGTATCGGCCAACAGTGCGGCCACCAGAGAGGATTCGATCATCGTGCCGCCGCCCAACGCTCCTCAATCAACCGCTGTAGCCGGCGCAAAATGAAAGCCGACGCCGTCGGTTGCGCTTCGCGGATGCTGACTCGGAAAAAGCGTTGCGCCTTCTGTCGACCGACGCCCTGGCGCCGCTTGCGCCCCCGCTCGACGATAAGGCCATAAAAGACAGAGGACACGACCACCACCTGTCCCCGCCGCGGCGGGTAGCGCAGCGGACTGTTAATGCGCTTGCCGTTGCGACTGAGCTGCGAGAAGCGATAGCTCTCCGTGCTGGCCGTATAGATGCCCCGTCGTAGCTTGCCGGTGTCGCTTGGCGCCCTGGTGCGTGCTCGTGCCGCCATCACCTCGGCGCCGCGCTGAATCTCGCGCACAACCTCCGGCGATCTGAGCGTCAGTCCCACCGCCGTCAATCTCTGCTCGATCTCTTTTAATCCTTCAAATTTGACCCTGACAGCGTTACGCCGTGCCATCGCCGTCCCTCACCAGATTGACTTGGAACTCGTCGCCATGTTCAATCAGCGCTTGCGCCAACGCTTCCAACTCCGTGTCCGAAAAGGTGGGCCAAATGACCACCGTAGCGACCACAATAGCGTCCTTGGCATCCGCTTCGAGCTTGAACGATCTGACCACGCTAGGATCGACCCCCAACGCCTTACAGAAAATCTTGCCGAGATTCCGACTTCTGGTCGCCATCAGATCTCAACCTCCATACACCGCAGCGTGGTATATCCTCGCGGCAGCGGCGTCACCGTATCGATCGCCAACACCTTGCCGCCCCACGTCAACCGGTCGCTGTGCGTCACCGTCACCCCGGCCCGAATGACCACCTCGTAGCTGATGAGCATCACCGGTCTGTCCGCCAACTGCGGCTCACGCCCGCCGCGCTCCGTCACCTTTGCCCACACCGTCTCACCGTTTGACCAGGTCAACAGTTCGGCATTCGCCGCGCCGCGCGTCATCGCCGCTCGCTGGATCGTCACCTGCTCGGACAACTCACCGGCGCCAATCGATCGCATCAGTAACGCACCTTCAGCAGATTGAGCACCCGCTGCACCGCCGGCGACACGGCCACAATCGTGCCGGTAATGGCCGCCTCCCGGTTGGCGTAAATCTCGCCAATCTGAAGAAGGATCGCCGCTTTTGCCATGCCTGGCACCGCGCTCGCATCCGCATAGCCCGCCACAAACGTCACGGCGATCGGGTAGCCGCTATCCAGCGCATCCGATGGCCACGCCGCATCTGGCGCCAGCACCACCCGCCCCGGCTCGATGCCCGTGTAGACCAGATAGTTGCTCTCAGGCCATGTGTGCACGGCGCCGGCCGAGCTGTACTTGATGTGCGTGACGCTTTGCAACGGCGGCCGCGGCAGATCAATGATCCCGTCTGTCGGCCAGCTCGTCAGATAGAGCACCCACGTCTGCGCCATCAGCGCCCGCCAGCACTCATTCTCGACCGCCTCACGCGCCATCTGCGCATAGAGCGTCAGCAGGCTATCCTCCGCTGTGCCCGAGATCCGCAAATGATCCTTGATCTCCGCCAGCGTCACCGGCTCTTCGGTTGGAGGTACGAGCTGCGTCCAGCTACCGATCATGCAATCGCCTCACAGAATGACCAGGACAGGCTCGCCCTGCCCTGGCCCTGCTGCCTACTTGGCCACCAGATAGAGCGTCACCGTCACGGCGTTGCTGTTCGCTACATCCGCCTTGGGGCAGATATACCGGCCGAACGCCTGCACCTGCACCATATCCGAGGCGTCTGCCGCGTTGCTCGTCGCAAAGTCAGCGCCATCCGTCACCAGCTCGCCGTTAATCGACCACTGGCTCGTCACGGTCACCGTGTTGGTCGTGCCTTGGTCGATCTGATACTGAGCGTCGATCACGCTGGCCGCGCCGATATCCACACAATCGGCCGTAGTGTCTTCGGTGATGGGCTCTGCGTCCCACACCTCGAACACCTGCACACCATCACCCGCCGGCCGCGTCACGCTTACCGGCGTGGGCGCCGCCTGTGGTGCAGCCTGCACGGCCGCCTGTGGCTGGAAGAGCACACCAAACACGAGCGCCAGCACCAGCACGCCGGCGCCCACACCTGCAAAAATGCGTTTCATCGTCGCTTGCTCCTTTTCGGCTCTGGCCGAATCTCCATCTCGGTCAACGCATCCTCCGGCGTCTGAACCAGCCCGGTAAGCGGTGCACTCTCTTCCACCGCCACCGCCTTGCCGCAAGCGATCAACTGCGCACCGGCCATCGGCTCAACGTCGATCTCCTGGCCCGCATCCACCGCCTGAACCGGCTCGCCTTTCGGCGCCGCCATCGTACTGCGCAAAATCCGGATCAACATTGTTCGCTCCTACCGGGCGAGGAGCACCAAGCCCCCCGCCCGCTTATCCTCACGCACTCGTGTCGATGTCCAGGCAGGCCGCAAACGACTGCGCACGGCGCACGGCGATGTCAGTCTCGACAATCGCCGCCACGCGCACGTCGCCCGTGCGGTTGTCGGGGATGTCCGTCGTGATGTCGATCACGCCCCAGAAGGCGATCACCAGGTCAGCCCAGTTGCCGAAGAACATGGCGCTCAGGTCGCTGCTGCCGCCCTTCGTGATGTCGCCGCGCACCTGGTTGGTCACATACGGCGTGTAGCCGTTGATGAGCCCGTCCACGTCCCACAACATCCGGCTGTCGGTGCTGGCCACCTTCGGCGAGCTCTTCATCGCGCCGCGCACCTTGGCGTTGGTCATATAACCCAAGCGCCCGATGTCGGCGTTGTCGATGGCGACCTCAGTCTCCAGCTTGACCACATCCGCCCAGATTAGGGCCGCGCCGTTGGCGTTGACGCCGTTCGTTGCCGCGCCGCCGGCATACACCATGCCGATCCCGCTCGTCGAGGCGAGGCCGGTCGGTGCGTTGCTATTGCCGTCCGCATGCAGCGCCGCATAATCGATGCCAAGCTGCACCGCGGCCGCCAGGTCGTCAAGCACCAGATTCTCCATGTCGAGGCTCGTCTGGTTGAAGACGTTGCGCCGGATGTCCAGCCAGGCGCTTCCAGTCTTGGCGCGCAACTGCACGTGATCGAACACGTTGCTGCTCTCGCTGGGCGGCGTGCCCGCCGCAATCCACGCCAGCGAAGCGCCGGCCGTGCGCCGCGGCAGATCGACATTGCCGATCAGCCCATCGAGCACCATCGCGCCGGCCGCACGCACCATCATCCGATTGCGAAGAAGGTCGATAAAGCCCAGCTTGGTCGTCGGGATCAAGCTGGCGATCGTCGTGGTCGTAATCGCACGCTGCTCCGGCTGGCCGCCGCTATGCTCGGAGCGCAGCCAGTCATACGGCAGGAAAAAGCCCTGCGGCTCCTTGCCCAGCTTCTGTGCCACGGCCCGGCTCGCTTCCATCTCCAGCGGCGCCAGGTCGGGCCGGCGCAGCGCACTCGCCCGCAGCGCCCGCAACAGACTGTACTGCTCCAGGTCGCGCTTGCCCATGCCGATCGCCGGCGTGTCGACGGGAGCGCCGTCCGCACCGGTCGCTATCGCCCCGGCGCGTCGCACCTCAAGCCGTGTCTCGGCTTCGATGGTGCTCTGCAAGCGGTCGATCTCGCGCGTCAGCTCGTCATAGCGCCCCTGTTCCGCTTCGGTCAGGTCGCGCTCGCCGCGCAGAGCGTTGATCTCCTGCGCCTCCTTGACGGCCTCGCCCTGCTTGCGCTGCCAGGCCGCAATCTGATTGTTTGCCATCTCTACTCCTCTACCCGGACTGTGCGCCGGGTCGCCAACTCCAGATTCCGATTCATCATGGCCGCCAGCCGCGCCCGCCTGGACACATCCGCCGCCACGCTATCTGCATCGCCGCGTGCGGGCTCCTGCCCGTCACCGTCGATCACATGCTCGTCTGTCTCTGCCGGCTGTTCGTCACTCTCCGTGTCGCTGCGCACCATCGCCACCGTGCCCGGATAGGCCGGAAACGTGACCAGGCTAATCTCACGCAGATCGACATCGTGCAGCGTGCGGTCGAAGACATCGCCCTCGCCGCGCACCTCAGACATGCCCGCCGCGCTCACCCGAAACCCAAAGGACATCGCGTCGACCAGCCCGGAGCGCACCGCCGCCACCGCATCACGGCCCCAGCTCGTGCCCAGCTCCGGCGCCATCTCAAAGCGCAGCCCCGTGTCGTCCTTCCACAGTCGCAGCGACCCCGAACGCGTGCGCGCCAGCGGCATGCCCGAATCGTGCTGCCACAGCGCCAGCACATCGCCGCTGCCGCCCAATGCCCGGTCAAACGCCGTCGGCGCAATCCGCTCGCGGAAGCGCTTGTTGCGAGCGCGTAACTCCTGGCTCCATTGCCCGAACGGCGCCGCCCGGCCGGCGATCACCATTGCGCCGTTCTCGCCCTCGCGCACCTCGAGATCTTCGACCTGCACCGTCGCCCTACTCATTGATCAACTCCTTCACCGCCGCCTGATAGGCCGACGCCACCCAGCCGCCAACGGCGCCCATATCAGCGCCGGGCACCTTGGCCAGCATTGCCTCGCCCGCCATGCGCCAATCGTGCATCTGCTCTTCGCCCCATTCCTGGAGCCCCAAGCGCCCGCCGTTGCGCTGCGCCTTGGCGCCGCCCTGCCGCACATCGTTCTCGA